GTGGCAAGTCTAACATTTCACGAGCCTCATTAGGAGTCATAACCTGAGTCTTTACATATCTTTCAAGAATTTGAGATTGTGCAATTTCATCAGTTAAGGTTAATTCGTTAAACCTAAGTTCAAGAATATCTGTTTTTTCTTTTATAATCTTGTTTACAACCTTTTCTAGATGTCTTTGTGCTGGACGAGATACCTGTTCTTTAAATGTACGGTCTTGAGAAAGCGCTGCTGCAACGCCTCCAGAATCTGCACCACCTAGTTTTGAAATAGGAACTTGATGGGCAATTAAAATATCATCACGGTTTTGTTTGCGATACTCTTTAAATGATCCATCCTGGATACCGTTTTCAATTGGCTCCATCTTAAATTCAACTTTATTTCCTTCTGTGTCTCCAGGAAGCGGGATATAAAGGGTTCTATGGGACTGAGCCTTAAGTCCAGTTTGTAAAAATCTAAACATTTTATCTTCAGCATCACCTGAAAGTTTTGCACCCTTTAGGGTTACAACATATCTTGGTACAGCCTTGTTTTCAAAGTAGTCAATGTTATATTGAGAAGCAAGTTGGTCTCCGATAAGAGATGGCATTGCTGCAATAATATCTGGAATACCATAAAATGTATTTAAAGGTGAGTATTCTTTTAAATGAATTATTTCATTAGGGCGTGGATCTGTACCCATAGGATTTGCATTTTTTGCTCCAAAGTTTCTAAAGTAAACCACCTTTTGACCAATAATCTGCACAAACCCATCACGCAAGCGTCGTATACGAACAGTAGTTGCTGGAATGTGGCCAACATAACCAATTTCTCCAGCAGTTGTTCTGCCTACTTCAATAAAACCATTACCTGTTGCCTGAAGGTCTGTATAAACCTTCTCCATTGTTTTTGTAAAACTATCATCATCATTTAAATTTTCTAACCAGTCACGTACTTGAATCTTGGCTCTTTCAATACGATTACGAGCACGTTCTACCGCACCTGCATCTTCGTTCATTTCAAACCTTAATAACGTTCTATCTGATATATCAAAGCGATATCCAAGACCAACAATGTTTTCTACTTTGGCATCAATAGCAGCATGGTTAGCAAATGATGTGTCATAGAAGTTGGCTAACTCATACATGTTGTATGGAGGGGTAATTACGTCAAATAGTCCGTAACCATTTCTGTATACCGTGCCAGGGTTGATTTGTTTAGATCCCGCATTTACTCCAGATGGGGTTGCGTTTGCTGCGTCTAGGTATGCTTCATTAAATTCTGGTGCTGCGTATTTTGTTAAATTACGAGTTGTTCTACGGCGAAAGTTTTGGTCAAGCCCAACATAATCTTTTAAAACATCCCAAGTTTTGTTAAATGGGTCATGTGATTTAAAAATGTTGTCTTCTTTTTCTTCTGTATTAAGACTTGCACGGATATACTCTTGGTCACTCATCCACTGCCCCTCTTCCATGTTTTTCTAATGTTTGTTGTGCTGCATGCCAAGCACCCAAGTCGTTCATTGAGGGAATCAATCCTTCTTTTAGTCTTGCTTTTTGTTCGGAATACTCTTCTTCACTAACCTGAGTTAGCCCTGGTACAAATACTGCTGTACCAAGTCCATCATCTCCGTGATGTATTGCAACCTTTTTTAACTCTGCAATTTTTGTAATGTCTCCACGGTCTGAAGGTATATTTAAAACTGAGCCTTCTTCGTCTGTAAACCATTTACCAGCGGATGTCTTATATACGTAAAGACCCCAGTCATAGTGCTTGTCTATTACCTGACGACGGACATTTTTAACATAAGGCTTACCAGTTTTTGGATTAATTAAGGATTCCATAACCATAAGTATATCAGACTATACTGGTGTAGAGACGTTAGTTGACCACTCTGTACCTGCATATATATTTAATTTTTCAGGTTGGTAGACTAAGCCTTCTCCGTCATCAACAATTATCTTATTTGTGCCTATGTATGTCTTATAAATATCTGAAGGGTTAATTCCATAGAACTCTGATGATCCTATCACTAACATTCCATCCCAGGTAAAGTTACTGGACCAAAATTGCCAATCATTTGTTGTTATACCATCCGTCAATACCTGGAACCAAGACCTAAAGGTTCTGCTTTCAACCTCTTGTAGGCTGTTTGCCTGATAATATGCAATGTTATTAAATAATATTGGCCCCGTCAAATTTATGCTTCCAAGATATGAATTATAGACAAGAGAGGTTAAAAATGCTATACCTATAGATGACCACTCTTTAAGAGATAGGACTGGCTCTCTCACTAGGCTACCATTTAAATAAAATCCAACTCCGTTATATGGGACACCGTTTTGATTTAAAACAAATATTCTACCTCTATCTAAATCGGCGCTGTTAGCCTGTAAATAAAATCTTAAAGTTCCACTCTTATGGTTAATTTCAAAAATTTCTGTTGCTGTTGCTGGAAACGTATCTTGATCATATCTTAGCCACAACTGCATAGCGCTTACCTTGTAGTCTGTTGCCAATTCTTTGTTAATTGGAAGAGTTAATCCACGATTTTCTAAAATATTTATTTCACCACGTACTTCAATTCCAGATGTTTTTGTTAGGTATAAATATGGGGTGCTTTCTTTATATATACTAAATGGATTCTTAGACTTGTAGTCAAAGTAAATGCCATTCTTTTTATATGGAAATAGATCTACTCCAAACCTTGTTCCTACTGGGTTAAATGAGTTGTCATTAAATGCTTGAGAGGCCAACTGTAACTTGTTTAATAAAATTGGTTTAGTTAAAATTCCACGACTATTAAATTCAAGACTATAGACAATTGCAATTTGATTAAAATCTATGGTTTTAATTAGGTAAATTAACGTGTTATTTAAAATTTCAAATCTTGTTGTTTCCCAGTCTTCGTAATTATTTAAATCAAGTACTTTATACTCATCTGGCGACTCTTCATTAGCAAAAGAAGTAGGTATGTTTGCACCGTCTGCAACATATTGAAATGTTACATAACTTTTTATCTGTGCTCCTTCTGTATTATAATAAGAAGAAGATGTTCCAGATTCTTGCTGAAGAGTCGTTGTTGTTGGGTATCCTAGGTTAAATTGTAAAAAATCTATTTCATAAAATTCTTGACCACTGCTATTTTTTACGAATTGAGCAAAGTAAGAAAGTGGTAAATAGTCTTGCCAGTATCCTGCAACACCTATATCTAAGAAATATTTTTCATATGCTTCTGATGGAAGTATTGTGTAACTTGCTGTGTGATCAATTAATTCTTGACCCTTGTCTAATTCAATAAAGCCGTTTGCGTCAATATGAGTTGTTATTTTTGTAGAATTTAATGTTGTACCTAGCCCAACAGAATAAAGTCTTCCTGTAAAAGTATACTCTCCAGAGTCGTCTCCACATACGTACATTTTTAATGAACTTTGATTTCCAAAGAAGGAACTTATATTACTACCAAATTTTTCTGACAATGTTTTTATGTTAAATCCAACTGCAAAAAGGCTATTAGTGGTTATTGCGCTAGAAGTAAATAACAGTTGCGTAGTTCCATTATAGGTTAATGAATATTTAATTAAATTTCCGTCTTTAAGAATTGTAAAGTAGTTATTGTTTAAAGGATTGTATATTTTAAATAATATTTCATCTGATGCTAAATTATTAGAACTAAATACTCCATAACAACTTTCAACTTCACTTGATAACAAGTTAAATCTTGAAAAATTAATATACGATTCAATGGAGTTCCAAGTATTGTTAGGCCTAAAAGATAAAAACTTATCGCTAATAACAGGGCCAGACTCGTTATCTTGTATGTCTTTATTTGCATCATATAGTTCTTGCAATGTTTTAGTGCCTAGGAATATTTCTGGTAAGGAATACTCAGGTGTTCTTAAATTTGTTTGACTAGTTGCTAGGTTATCAAAACTTCCTTGATCCCAACCAGCAAAGTCTGGATAATTATAGTTAGCCGTATAATTTGCAAATGGATAATCTATAAAAGCGGTTGTTCCTCCATATGATGAGTTTATGCCTTCTGCAGAAACAACTCCTTGTCCATAAACCCATCTGCGTTTTGCAACTGTAACTGGAACCTGATAAGAATATATAGCGACGCAGTCAATTTCAAAAGGATACACAGTGTTGCTTGCATAAAATCCTACCCAGTCTTGGCTATCTCCACTATTATCAAGTTCTGCTGGAAGGGTTAGATTGGCGGTATCTAAAGATAACGATAAAACCTCTTCACCATTAACTAATAAAGATGCAGAATCTTTAATTAAACGAATATGAATAAGCATTGGTCTAAACCACTCACCAACGAAGTGTGATGAAAACTGATCGCCAATAACTAATGTTAAAAATCCATCTTCAACATACAAACCATCTTCAGACGCTATTGGTCCAAATATTTTAAATGGTGTAGATGTGTTTACTGCTATTCTTGCCCAAAATTCAATTGTGTAATCGTTATACTGGCCTTTTTTATTTAAAAATCCTTTACCTGGAAGGATTAACGATGCGTCAGTATTTGGTTCTAATCTTGTTACTCCGCTTGCACCGTAAACCAAGGGGATGCCAGTATTTTTACATTTTAGACCACCTTCAGTAATATAGTATCCAGAGTCCTCTGCAACTCCATATGCTTGTGCCTCTACTGCATCATACCCGCCATAAATACTTATGCTTGGTGGGACTGTGGTTTCTGTTATTCCATTTAGAGAGTATGTATTAAATTCTTCATTCCATTGCCCAAAAGTAATGCCATTTATATAAAACTCATTCTCTGCTGATGTTCCTGAACCTTCAAAAATTTTAATTTTAATAACAAGTCGTAACTGTGCAGAAACATTTGGAATTTCAAAAGTTTCAGAAATAAATCCCCATTTTTGATAAAGTGTGCTAGTAAATGTTTTTAAATTTTGGACTATAGTTGATGTGGCTGGATCTGTATATTCATAACCTATAGAAACACTTTGCAAATAAACGCTATTTGAGTAAAAGTATGATCCAATAGTAAATGTTCCAAGATCTGCAAAAGTATTAATATTAAGTATATTTGGGCTAATAATTGATGCTTCAAGTGTTTCTGATACGGGGACGTTAACTCTAATTCTTGATAAATGACTATCTACAAATGGCTGATTTAAATCTTCAAAGGATTCTGCAAGTGTTGCATCTGCAAAGTTTGACCACAATGTTGCAATATTGCGTTGCGCTTCAGTAATTAAACTTTTATAGTCAAGAGTATCGTCTAATGCCCACAAAACTAGCGGATGCTCCGAATATATTTTTTCTGCATACAAGTTTGATGGGGTAGACATATTTCTCCTATCCCCTTATTATAGCAGGATGAAGACTAATATAACTTGATTTCGCAAGCGTCTGTTGAACAATACTTTTCAGACTCTGCATCAAGATTATCCTTGCCATCATAAATAGCAGACCAATCAATTTTACCAATTTTGCCAACATAAGAGTTATATTCTTCTCTTGTAATGTTTGTATATGGTTGCTGTGGATAAGTTTTATTACCCATAGGCAAAAATGAAACTGCCTTTAATTGACCTTCATACATATGTAATGCTGGGGCAATGTGCTTGGTCTCAGATTCCTTGTCAAATGATAAAGTTACGGATACTCCATTATCAGACCAGTACTTTTGAGCGGTAGCAGCCAAACCAATCTTTTCAAAAAGACTTACATCTTTCTCAGAACGAGGATGTCCAGATGCTACTGGGAAATATACTACTGAAGTGTTTGCTGATACTACGTCATCTTCAATTTTATACCCTGCTGCTTTAAACAAATGCACCATTGGATCTGTATTACCAAACCTTATAGCACGAAGATAGAACTCTCCTCCTGGACCCCAATGGACTCCTGGTGTTGCACCAGATAATAGTGAAACAGATCCTGAAGGTTTGACGGTAGTCACACGAATTGATTCACGTACACATAGCCATTCTGAGTATGTGTGATCATATGAACGAATCTTTTTATATCCTTCGTCCATCCACTCACGAATAATTGGCATACCTTTTTTATCTGCAAAAGATGCAATACCAGTAAGGGATGTTCCGATACGACGATTACGTTGCATAATTCCATTTGTGGTTTGCCAATGTGTTGGCATAAGCGTAACAGTCTTGCCATATAAGTAAGCAAACTTTAATGTACGTAAAAAGTCTTCTTTATTTTCATGACGATTTAAATGAACTTCTACAAGTGTGCATAATTCATAACTTTCCAATGGTTGTTCGGCGCATGGGTTAAAGCCCATAACACGAGAATCTTTATAATCTGGAGCGTCTGCTAATCTTCCATAATCTCTAGCAACATCTAGCCAAATAAATCCTGGCTCTCCATTGTCTGCAATTAAGTCAACATAGTCTTCATACTTTGTTCCAACTTCTGCAGAAATAGAATTATTAGACATCCAAGCCCATCCTGGATTCTCTGAATCAAATGAGTTTCTATCTGGAAAAACCTCTGCATTCTTTAAATTAATAAAATCTTTATCTTCAGCATTTCCTAAAGCCAAGGTAGCGGAACGACGAACATTACCAGAAACAACACATGTTCCAATAAGATTTACAATGTCTACTATTGCACGAGAGTCAAGAGTTTCTCCTGATCTACCGCCAATTACCTTGTCTATCTTACTGTGTAATGCAATTAGCGGTTCTGGACCGCTAGCAACCCCACCAAAGCCCTTTATGGGTGCTCCTAGTGGACGGATAAGGTCATAGTTAAACTTCTGTATAGCCTGATTAGGTCGTAGGTATGAATTTAAAAGCATTCTTACTGAGTCAACCCACCCCTCACGAGTATCTGGGATTTCCCATACATTTTCTGGCTCTGTTGGAGCATAGATAGGCATTTCTTTGTCTTGACCGACGGTATCAAATCCTACACCTATACCAAGCATTAATGCATCCATAACCCAAGAAAACAATGCTCCAGGATCATTACGATCAATGTCACGAGTTGACACCATTGCACAATTTTGAAGGGAAGCAGAGTTACGCTTTTCCATAGTCATTGGAGTGCCAAATGCCCAAAGACCACGGCCTGGCGGAGTCCACTTTAATTCAAACATTCTTTGAAAAGCCTCTTGAGCAGATTTTTGTGCTTTATTGTCATTCCATGGAAGTCTATTGTCTTTAGCGTGGTTCTTTTGTACAGAGTACATTCCTTCAATTACCCGTTTGCAAACCTCATGCCATCTTTCTTTTGTTCCGTCTTCTTTCATACGAGAGTAGGTACGTATAAAAGTAATCTCTCCTAAAGAGTTTGATCCAGCATCTGAAAAGCCAAATGGGGCTGGTACCTCAGTATATTTATTTACAAACTCATCTGACAAACGAAAAGAAAAGATATCTGACACTTATGTTCCAACTTTCTATTAATATTATAAGTACTTTGTAGAATCCAAAGTAGTGTTAAGTATATCATAGAATTAAAAAGAAAAACACGCTTGTTTAAGGCGTGTTAATCTCTAGTTAAGAGTTAGTGCTTTGTATTTTATAAAGTACTATGCACCAATCAACATTAATTCGCTAAATGCTGCACCTGCTGCAGGAGTAGAGAAAGAAAATACTCCAGAACCATCTGTTGTCAATACTTGTCCTGCTGCTCCGTCTGCTGCTGGAAGTGTCCAAATATTGTTTGTAGTAACAGTTCCTGGTGCTTTAAATCCAACATAGTGAGTTGAGTCTGTATCTGCTAATCTAAGTTCTGCTGTAGCATTAAGAGTAAGTGCTGTTGTTGCTACTGCACTTGATAATGTTTTGTTTGTTAATGTGTCTGTTGTATCACGACCAACTAATGTGTCTGTGCTAGTTGGTAGGGTAAGAGTTCCAGTGTT